ATATTACACTATTTTCGTTGTCTAACTGGTCAATATAGCTAGTTCCCTCTACAATTAACACAAAAAATTTCGCATTAAATGCGTCCCATTCTGAATCAAATTCGAAATGGAACTTGTCTACATTCTCATTTCCTGTTATGTTTGTTCCTTCTGCCCAATTAATTCGCCTATCATTAATATTATAAGTTGTTTGTCTCATTTCCAACCTCCTTTATTCAACAGTGTCTGGACTATCATATACTCTAATTACGACATTTCCTTCAGCACCACTATCTAATGTTCCAGGGTTTATACCACCAATCGAATTACTTTGAATAGTCCCAAAGATTATATTGAAGCCATTATTTTCAACATATTGGCTAAAAGATGAGCCGTGATAATTTGTCATGCAAAATAATTTGTTTTTAACATCTATAGTGAGCTTAAACTTAGAACGTCTATCATAAGTACAAAGGTTATTTTCATTATTCTTATAATATGCACTTATTCCTTCTTTTGATATTTTAATTCCATTTGCATAATTGCCCGAACCTAAAAACCACTTGCTAACTCTACTTTCTAAATAAAATTCGTCAGCATATCCTTCTACTTCTACAAAAATCGTGTTAGTCGTTATGAGATTATCCAAGCTGTGATTTGTGTTATCAAAAGCAATTGTGTAATTAGTTATTTTACAAAGTTGTGAAATCGCTTCTTTTGTTGTAAATGGTGTCATGTATTTGGTATCATTCGTTCCAGCTTTTGCTTCTATAGCAGTAGCTTTATCAGACACATTTAATTTGTTACTATTCAATTGGCCAATATCTAATTGTATACTATCAAACAAAACTTTATTTAACGGCGTGCCTACTACAGATGGTTCGTCTGCTCTTTTTAAGTATACATATCCCAAGCTATTGCCTTCACCATCAAATTGTTCCCACCTAACTGCTCCATTCGCCAACACTTCCGTTGGCACTCTGTCTACTACATTGTTCATTTTTAAACCTCCCCAGAAAAGAACTCTCCACTATAATTAAATAATTCTATCATTCCACTTAAACTTAAATCCATATCATGTATTGCTTTCTCAATTTGATTTGCTTTTTGATACGTCATTTTTTCCATGTTTTCTGGTATTGTAGAAGCTAATTGAAAAATATTTTTTAATATTGACACGTTATTTTTTATTCTTAACAATTCTGCTTTTGTTGGAAAATCAGACATTGACCAATCTGTTTTGGTTGTGATGGTTGCCGAATAGTTAAATGAATTTAATTGTGTAGCCAAATATTCGCACCAAGTCTCGATTCTATTTAAATCCGTGTAATTGTACGCACCCTTTAAAAAATCTTCGCTGTCTTGATGACTTAAAGCATATTCTACATCAGATTGAGTTCTATCATAAATTAATTCATCCATTAGCTTCCACTCACTTTCGCAACAGTCTTACATTTTGTAACATATCCCCTCGTTAAGTCAATATCAAGTTCCGTAATGAATCCATCTAATTCATTTCCATAAGGTTCTTGAATTAATACATTATCTGCCACATTTTCTTCTTCCAATACTTTTTCAAACTCAGATTCATATTGATTGTTGTAATAATCTAATATTCTTTGGCCAATATCTGCAGAATTTGAATCGTTTGCAATTTCAAGAGACTCTACATATAAAATATTTTCCTTTTCGTTTCCAACTAATGTGCTATTTACCACAAGAACATCGTGCGTGCTATCTATATATGGATATGCCGCAACCGTTACATTTCCAGCAGTATCAACTCTAAAAGTTACGTAAGTATACGTTGTCCCAGAAACTTTTGTCGCTCCATTGCACGAAAACAGATAATACGGCTCATCAAATTCTACTGTATACGTCCCTGGTTCTAAGTAATTTGAATATACTGTTTTTTGCTGGGTAAGGTCAGCTTTGTAATTGTGAGATTTAATCAAGACGGCTGTATACACATCTCCTTTTTTGATTGTTTCTGAGCCCTTAAAAATATCTGACCTTGATATTTCAATAGGAGATTCGCTTAAAGCGATTTGTTTCAATTCTAGTATACCATTTCTACTGGTTTTTGCAACCCCTCCAGAAGCAAACAACACTTTTTGCAGGGCTTCTCTACACGTACAACGTGGTATATATCCTACAAGAGATTTTTGACCCAATGCCGTTTCCAATGTATATAAATCTAACAACCCTGCCTGTTGCATTATAGAGAAAACTGTAGTGCCCACTTTCCCGTTATCATACATTTTTCCTTTAAAATCATATCTATCCAAAAGCCCAACAATATCAACTGCAGTAAATTGCATTTTGTTGTTTCCAATGCTTTCCCACTTGTCTATATAATATACGCCCATATTTGTTAATATGTTGTTTTTTTCTTGATATACTTTTAACTCTTGCCCTTGTTGAATAGTAGAATATATTCCTTGAGGATTTAATATATTAAACCTATCATCTTCAGAAAAAACTATAAATTCCAATGTGTTTATACTTAATTCGTCACTAATAACGTTAAATTGTTCTAAAATATTACAACTTGCAATGTCGTCGTTATTAAATAAAATTGCATTGCCATACATTAATTTGTATAATTTTAAATATCTGTATGGAATATTTGTAGAATAAAATGTTATTACAATTTTTCCATAATTTTCAACTAAATCCTCGCAAAAATACTCGTAATTATCTGGTGCAAATGTTTTTTCAGATAATAATGTATTATTTAAGTCATAATACTGAATTTTAAGATTATTGCAATATGAATACTGGCTAAAAGTTAGTGTTAGGCCAGGGCTTGTATGTGCTTGAGAAAATGTAATAGTTAAAACTGGTGGTGTTGTAAAATCACCTTGTGAATCTGACATGCTACTTGTCCATAGCCCAACATCATTGATGGTAGATTGCATATTATCACATTGCCCATCAAGTATGAAAAAATTTTTTTCAAAAGTCGAATATTTTTTTTCTGGCAATTTATCTTTTTTTAAGTTGCTTAATTGTGAAAACGATTGAATGTCGTTAGCACTCAAAGTGCTATCTTTTTTAGCAGTGACATCTACTACGCCATATTCAATTATTGTATTAGTTTTCATTTGATCAGCTCCTTGCAGGCAATTTTGCTATGAAATTAACTGTGAGGTTTTTATAATATGGTTTATTGTTTTTAAATCTATACATTTCGTCACTAACATTTGAAAAATACGCAGTAAATGTATAACCGCCTATTTTTATTGTATGAAACTCTTCTGGCTCAGTTAGTTTTTCGTATAGGCTTTCGTATTCGTCATAGTTTTCATCGGTTTGTTTTCCAAATCTAATGTTCCTGTAATTATAATAAACTCCTATTAGCTCTCTTTTCAAATCGCCATCATCAGTTCTTTCAGCATATTTGTCAAGAAATTCCGCATTTCTTTTAAGGCTTGCAAATACTGGTACATTATAAACAGTATCATCAATAGTTAAAAAATCACTCCATACATCCATCAAGAAGCACCCCCCGTTATAATTTGAACTCCAGCTCTTTTGCTTTCAGCGTCCAATTCTGGTTTTAAGCTTCTTACAAATTGAGAAACTGTTCCAGCAAATTTAATTACAATATTTTGTGGTTGGCTTGTCGGTGCTTCTGGCCCATAAACTGGGTTTTCAAGAGTTGGCGTTTTTGTTTGTCGCCCTGGCACTTCTGGCCCATAAATAGAGCTTTGGATTGTTGGCGTTGATATTACGTCTCCCTTGCCTAATAATGGTATTGTGTTAAAGTTTACATGGCTTATACTAGCGCCCAAACTGTTAAGGCCGTCAATAAAATCATTAATAAAATTCTCGGCTCTTTCTATCATAAAATTAATAAATCTTAAAACTACATTTATTTGCGTGCCTATGATAGAAGATATTGATTCCCATATTTGTTTAAAAATATCTCTAAATTTTTCCCACGCTGTCTTCCAATCGTTATTTGCCAACGCATCCAGAATTTGAATGAAATCATAAACTATATTGTTAAACGAATTTAAAGTTGTATCTACTGTATCAAGAACATCTTGGCTGGTATCCAAAACATCTTCGTATATATCTCTGCCTGTTTTGCCAAATATTTTTTCGATTTCTGGAGATTTTTCTCTTAAATAATCTATGCCATCTTGCGTAGTTTCTTTAATTTCATCCCAATTTTCAACAAATTTGCCGACCAAAACCACTAATGAACCGCCAGCTATAATTGCTAAATTACCAGTTGCAACTCCAACACCAACAGTAGCTTCTCCAATATCTGAAATTGTTTTTCCTAGGTTTTCCAGACTTGGGTCATCAGCATATTTTTTTAAATCTTCAACTCCATCTACTACGCCTTTGACCGCCACGCCTATGCCTGCCGCTTTTATTAAAGATAATTTTGTGGCAACTAATCCTAAATTTGTAGCGATTTCAGATAATTTTAATGCTCCCAAGGCTGTACCTATTCCAATTAATGATTTTTTAACGGTATCGCCATTATCTCCAAACCATTTAATCCATTGCGGTACTTCTATGTTTTCAAAATTAGCCAAATCAAAAGATGGTGTCAAAAACCCGTTTCCAGTTCCTCCTTCAGCTAAACTTTGATTTAAAATACTTAATTCATCAAAGCTTGCTAAATTATTTTTAATTTCTTTTGTGCTTTTGGCAACACCGCTTGCACTTTTTGCCATATTTTGAAAATCTTTAGCCGATGCAAATATTTTTTTGCCAAACCACGCATTCGCTAAGTAATTAACGTATGTCATTAACGTTGCAACGAGGTTAACTATTTTCTCTAAAATAGGTGCAAGCCCATAAGCCAACGCAAATCTTATATATTCCAAATCTTTTGCATATTGCTCATTATATTGTCCCCACGTGCTTGATGCTCGTCTTAACAATGAATATGCAGAACGAACACTCAGAACAGCTAATGCTAATTTCCCAACCTTTTTTATAGAGCTTGTAATGCCATTTTCTATATTTTTTAGTGCCGTTTGTTGCCTTTTTAGGCTAATTAAATCTATTTTGTCTTTTAATTTATCAACTGTTTTTATTGACTTTTCATATTGTATATTGGTTTTTTCTATTTTGCTATTTAATTTTGATTGTTCGTTTTCAGCTTCTTTAAGTTCTGCCGACAATTCAGCAACAGTTTTTACTTCTTCTTTATATTGCTTTTCAATTCCAATTAATACGGAAGCTTTTGCTCTATCACTTCTTGCTTTTTCAAGTGCATTTGATAGTGCTTTTGCGTTTTCTTTTGCCTCATTTAATTTGTTAGTCAATGTTTCCACTTCAGTATTAACATCCGATATTTTAGACTTATATTCTTCTGTTTTTTCATTTAAACTTTGTTGCTTTTTTTCTTCATCATTTATTTTATTTTCAAGCTCTTTAAGTTGTTTTTCAAATTTTACAGTATCAAGTTTTGTCCCAATTGTTATCCATCCATCCATTTTTTTCACCTCTTTCTGAATCCCATTTGTTGAATGAATTGTTCAACACTCTTTTCTTGTTCTTCGGATAATTTAGGGGTTTGTTTTTTCAATGCGACCGCTTCTTTTTGCTTTCTTATGGCATCTAATGTTTTTTGATCTTTGATTCCGCTTGTATCATATGTTCTTATTTCTCTTACTCGATTTAAAACACAATCTGGTTTTAATCCATTAAGTAAGTCCATAAATTCCCACCAGTGCATATTTGTTTCATATACATTTGGTATGGCATAATCAGTATAAAAACTTGCTTTAATATATGACTCGTCTTGGCTATAATCCATGTCAAGCTCCGAATTATCGTCGTTTAATTCTTTGCCGCAAGACAAATAAAATAATCCCTTTTTAATTAATTCTTTATAATCTGGGGGATTATTTAATCCTTCATCGCCAAACAATAAATATATAATTGCAAGAGCTCGCTCTTCTCCTCTTATTTCTTGTTGTGATATCCTCTGACATTCTATTGCAGTTTTAAAATCCGTGTCAATTTTATATAATTTCCCTCCAACTTCAACATACTCTGGATACTTTGTCATATAACATTATTTCCTTCGTTTTTCTTATATTTTTCTTTAATGTTTTGTATTATTGTTTTGGAAGTGTTTTTTAATGGCGGAATAATTTGTGTAAGTGTGTCAATAATATCATTGAACATTAACATATAGGGTTTTCTTCCATTTAAAATTTTTTTGGTTGTTCCCTCGCCAATAAAATCGTCAATTGTTTTTTCTTCTTTTTCCATAAATTCTTTGCAAGCTTCTCTTGTAGCCTTGTCATATTCTGTAGGAAATTCGCCCTCTTTGTTACAAGTTTCTTCTATTTCTTTTAATTTGTTTTGCACTTCCTCAATATTTTTTTGATGTTTAATTTGACATTCGTTAGCACGGAATGAGAAGTCAATATCCTCTGGGTCAATCTCAATAAATTCACCAGTATCGTTTCCTTCTGCATCCTTAATCCCAAATCTTTGAATGCTTCCTTTTCCCAATTCTATATACTCCATAAAAACCCCCATAAAAAATTAGGGATTGAGTGTGTCCCAATCCCAATAATTAAGTTCTAAATTGATGCAGATGGTGTGAATGATGGAACACCGCTCGAAATTGTTACAGTTCCGTCAACAGGGTCACCATTAAAATAAATTGTATATTCAATTTCTTCACCACTATAACTATTAATTGTAATTAAGCAATCGCTTTTCTTTGCAGGGTAATTACCATCGCTACCGCCCCAAGTATCAACCTCAAGAATGTGAGATGCACAATTAAGTTTGTCTCGCAAAGAGTTAATATAAATAAATTCGTCATCATGCTTGTAACATTTTTGAGTGATGCTCAATTGCTTTTGGTTGCTCTCATGGTCTGACCTAGCAGAATCTTCAATAATCCATTTTTCTGTGTTTACTTGTGGATTGTATGCGGTGCTAGCCTCATTTATACCAATACCAATTACTTTCCAAGTCGCCGTAGAACTTGGTGTGGTGTCTAAAAACTTAATGTATTGGCTTCTTTTAATTTTTTTAATGTCATCTGGTATTACAGCTAATCCCATTTTATTTCCTCCTTTACTTTCCAAAATTCTGAATATCTTTTGCAGTTTGAGGCTCAATAAAACCTTTTTCATTTAGATATACAAGTTGTTCCTTTGTTTGAACGTTAACGTCGTCATTTTCATCATAAAAAACTCCGTTTAATGAAAAACTTTTAATTGCTTTTACAGATTTCATTGTGTCCCCCTTTCTATATAGATGACGGCTGACTACTATCAATCATATAATCAACCTCTATCTGTATATCAAATTCAGCCGTATTTGTGGTCGCATTATTCATGCTACCACAATTTAGGCATTTTATTTCTTGAATGCCGTTTATTTCAGGCAATATGTCATTCTCGTTGTTGTATCTTATAATTTGTTCAAAAACCTCGAAAAACCCAATATTAATCAAATTGTTTAGTGTGTCTTGTGAATAATTGTTTCGACTCCTAAAAGAATAAACATCTCTATGTATTTCATTTCCAGTTATCCAAGTTTCCACCTTAAAATCAGTTGGTATTTTGTCTAGAGAATAATTTTGCGGGTCAGCAGATAGCATATTAGCATTAATCAAATACCTTGCATCAGTTAATAACGTGTCAATAATTGAGATTAGATAAGCTCTCAATTTTGTTACTCTTAATTCAGTTGTATCAATTACATTAGTGTTAATATTAGCCACCGTGCTTCCCCTCCATATATTCTTGAACCTCTCTTACTACATCTTGCATCTCAGCACTTACCATTCTTTTGTCCCAATATGGACCAGTTCCGTGGAGTTGTATAATTCTCTGGATTTATAACATGAGTGCCGTCTTCTCTCATCCCTTTGTATTGGTAATGAGCATAATTGCTCTCATAAGTTATACTATCAGCTGTTTTATGAATTATACCTCTTAAGTCCCCTGTATCTTGTGGAATATATTTATCCATGTGCTTTGCACAAGTATCGGTAAAAAACTTTTGGACTCTACCATTTGGTTCTATTCCAAGATTAATCTTAATTTCACTTATAGGTTTTAACATATTAACTACCACCTAAATGTATATGAGGGTTAGCTCCAACTTTATTATCAGTTTTTGATGTGATATTGTATGCATTGGACACGTCAGATTGCGTTTTTACGGCAATTTTAATGTTGCCCTTGCAAACTATATCCCCCTCTTCAAAATTGTCTATATTTAAGTTCTCGTTCGCATCATAAGGTATTCGTATATCAACTCTGTTGTTGTACTGATACCCATCACGAACTACGCTTCCCTCTGTGCTGTGCCACCAACAATTTGGATAATAAAATCTAGTCCAAGTTTCAAGCCTTGTGCTTGGGTCTATTCCTTTATGAAATACTGTTATATCCGTGTTTGTTATCATTGCATCACCCCGCAGTACAAATAAGGTGTTCCGTCTTCTAGTTGGCATGTCGATAAATAATCTTTGATTATGTTGTAATATTGTTTTATTTCTTCTGTTGTTTCTGTTTCTCCATAGCTTACACTATAGCCATCTGTGCTTTCGCTCATTATATTTTTTGACTTTTTAGTATTATTCTTGTTTATAGCTTCAACAAGTTGGTACATACAAACTTTTACTTCCGCTATTTGCGTAGGTAAATTTTTTAATCTACTTTGAGACATCTCATCAACTTTTTTCCTAGCTCTAAGTTCTAATACATTAAAAGGCACTTCGTCTAACTTGCCTCCCAATTGTTTGTATTCGACATAAGTCAAGTATTGTGAATTAAAATTCATACGAAGCGCCCCCTTTTATTAAATACTTGCTGGTGGTACTAATGCAGAGAATGGGAATCTCTTTGTCTTGTCTTCTTCTGTTGCGTTTACTGGGTTTGGAATTTCCCAACCTAATCTCATTACTACACGTAAAGCTACCATGTCATCTTGTGCTAGGTTATAAAGAATTGTTCCATCGCTTGGGTCTTGGATAACTGCCTCTGTTAATACTTTATATGTAATATCTTGTCTAATAGAATATACAGCTTGGTCAAAATCACCAGCGATTAATGTTGCTGTATTCTTTTTCCAAACTCCGTTATCCATAAATTCTCTACGAATAGAACCAATTTCAGTTGTGTTAAGTGGTTGGCCAGTTGTATCTAACATCATTCTGAATTTGCCTTTTAATCCTACTCCACCTAAAATACCATTTACATTGTAACCAGACTCTTCAACTTTTACCATCGTATCGTTAATGTCTGAATATAAACCGTTTGCTGTCTCTGTTACAGTTGCGCCTGTGCTAATTACAGAAGGAACTAATCCTGCTCTCCAATCAGTTGGTTTGTTTGTTCCAAAGAAAATAGCATCATCAATTTTTCTTGCAAATGCTTCTACAATTCTTGGTCTAATTTGTGCCCAAATATCAACAGAAGCATCATTTAATACGTTTTCTTTAATTGGGATAATAACTGCAAGTTCGGCAGCATTGATATATTTTTTATCCCATGCAAGTTTAGATAGGTTTTTCCTGCCATTGTTTTGTGTCTCGTCTACGAAGTAAGCAACTGGTAGGCTATCTAATACTCTTAATTTTGTTTTATCACTTGTCATGTTTGGCAATCTCTTAAACATAGACAATGCTTTTGAATCTTTTACGACTCCTTCAAAAATCTCATTTGCAACTTGTGTTTCAATAAGTGCATCTGCATCATTTCTTGTAATCATCGTGGTTGGTTCTGGCATTTTTCATCTCTCCTTTTTTAATCTCTTGCACCCCTTAAAATACTATTCATAATAGCATTGGTGGAATTTGGTTGGGATATTCCACTTAATGTAGGTGCCGTTTGTGTTTTTTTAATTTGCATTTCCCCAAAATATTGAGGGTTACTTTTCTTAAACTCTTTTAATGCTCGGTCAAAATCAACTGTTTCAGTTACATTTGCTAATACCTTTGTAGTAACAAACTCGCTAAACTCTTTTTTTACATCGCTACTATCAACTTTAATTTGTGCACTTAATCTTTCGATTTCTTTTGTTAATGCACTATTTTGATTTGCTAACTCCGTGTTTTGATTCGTTAGTTCGTTAATTTTTTCTCCATCATTTTGACTTGATTTTTTCCATGCAAGGAACTCCTTGTATTTTTCATCTTTTTGCCAATCTGAATTGGCTTTTCTAACACCAGCATTAAAAGAATTGTCTAAATCTTGTTGCGTAAATGTTTTTTCAACAGTTTCTTCTTTTACTTCTCCATCCGTTTGGATGTCTTTGTTATCTTCCATAACAATTCTCCTTCTTTATAGCCATAAGTTAGGCTTTTTATTCCGCTTTTAGGTTAGCGTTAAACCAACAAAAAAAGCCACAGATTATTCATCTTGGCTCTTTGGCTCTAAATTTTTTATTTCAATTTCAACTTCTTTTTTGCACCTTTTACAGTACAAAATAATTTTGCCTTTTTCGTATCTTGCTAAAAGCTTTCCACATTCGCATTTTAAATCCATATTATACTCCTATGTAAAAATGGTGGGGATTTTTGTCATTCTAATTGAGGCTAACCCCAGTCCCTCAAATCAGAAGGTCATGACTCCTTCATATCTTTATAATAACATAATTATTCTACCGTGTCAATTTTCTTTCTGCTTTTTTTCTTTGGTTTTTCTTCTTTTGTTTCACGTGAAACATCTTCTTCTTTTTTCGGCTCTTCTTCTTTTATTTCTTCGACAATCTCAATTACTGCATGTGATAATAAATATTCTGCTCTTTCATACGAAGTCACCCATTCATCACCCGCTTTAGGATAAACATCTCTTTCTGCGTCTCTAATACCTTCAAATCTTTGTAATGCTCTTACCCTTACTTCCATTTCTTTTTCCTCCTCATATCTTGATTTTCCTTTTGCCAAAATGTCAGCATACTT